GGTGCCTTACGCGCGGAACGCGCGGACGCACTCCGACGAGCAGGTCAGCGTGCTGGCGGCGAGCATCGGACGGTACGGGTTCAACAACCCGGTGCTGATCGACACGGCGGGCGGAATCATCGCTGGCCACGGTCGCGTGCTTGCGGCGAAGCGGCTGGGTATGGAGACGGTTCCGGTGGTGCCGCTGGCCCACCTGACCGAGGACGAGAAACGGGCTTACATTCTGGCCGATAACAAGACGGCGGAACTGTCCGGATGGGACGAGGACCTGCTGCGCATCGAGGTCGCGGACCTGGCGGAGAAAGACTTCGACATGGGCGGTCTCGGCTTCGACGAGAAGGAGATCGCCAAGCTGCTGGTCGAGCCGGAGCCCGAAGCGGGAGACGGCGGAGACGGCGAACCAGACCCGGACGCAGCGCCGGAGGCGAAGCCCGACCCGGTATCGATTTTGGGCGACGTGTGGGTCATGGGTGCGCACCGGCTTATCTGCGGCGACTCCACGGACCCGGCAACGCTTGAGGCGCTGCAGGGGGGGGGGCTTGGCGGACCTGGTGTTCACCGACCCGCCCTACGGCATGAGCTACGGCGGCGGACGGTCCGCCGGATCGTCGCCGAAGGGTGCGCGCGTCAAGGCGCACGGCATGATCATGAACGACGACAAGCGCGGCGACGAGCTGATCGCGCTGGTGCGCGACGCGGTCGGCTGCGCTGTGACGGGGGCGAAGGAAACGGCCCCGGTGTATGTCTGCTTTCCCTGGCGGACCTACGCCGAGTTCGAGGCGGCCATGGCGGACATCGGACTCGACATTTCGGCGTGCATCGTCTGGGACAAGAAAAGCATCGGGCTCGGCAACGCGCACTATCGCCCGCAGCATGAGTTCATCTTCTACTGCGGGCGCGGCCCATGGTTCGGCGACAAGAGCCAGTCGGACGTGTGGTCGATGGGGCGCGAGGCGACGGGCGCATACGTGCACCCGACGCAGAAGCCGGTTCGCCTGATCGAGAAGGCGCTGCGCAACAGCAGCCGCAAGGGCGACGTGGTGTTGGACGTTTTCGGCGGGTCCGGGTCCACGCTGATCGCCTGCGAGCGCCGGGGCCGAGCGGCCCGGCTCGTGGAACTGGACCCGCGTTATGTGGATGTGATCGTGCGCCGCTGGCAGGAATTCACCGGCCAGACCGCGATCCTGGAGGAATCCGGACGGACCTTTACGGAGGTGGAGCGGGCGCGGCGCGACGGAACAGCTTGAGGTGAGACATGATCGGAAGCCAAGCGGCCTATGCGCGGCACGCCGGTATCTCGAAGCAGGCCGTCAACAAGCTGGTGAAGCAGGGCAAGATTCCGCTTACCGCTGACGGCCAGGTCGATTTTGCCGAGGCCGATTACGCGCGCCGCCAGAACGGAGACCCGGCCCGGCGCATGGCCGAGACGCAGCCCCAGCCGCACGCGGTCGAGGGCGCGGACGAGCCGGACCAGGAGCCGGAATCGGAACAGCAGGCCGTCCCAGGCGCGGGCGGCCTTTCGTTTACCAAGGCCCGGACGGCCCGCGAGGCGTACCAGGCCAAAATGGCCCAACTGGAATACGAGCGCCAGTTGGGGCAGTGGCTGCCCAAGCGCGAGGTCGAGGACGCCATGGTGGCGTCTGGCCGGAAAATCCGGCAGGGCCTCGACGGCGTGATCGGTTGGGCGGACGAGTTGGACGCAGCCGCCCGGAATGGCGGCGCGGAAGCGGTGCGGGCTCTGTTGAAGCAGAAGGTCCGCAACCTGGAATCCATGGTGGTGGAAAGCCTGAACCTGTTGGCGGACGATGAAACGTAAAAGCACCCTAGCGATAATCGCGGGCGCGCTGGCGCTCGGCCTAGCCCCGGACCAGGTGATTGAGCCAGCCGCGTGGGCCGCCGAGAACCTTGTGGTCGCGGACGGCCCGCAGGCCGGGCACCGCTGGTCCTCCGAGTTGACGCCGTATGCCGTGGAGATTCTGAACAACCTGGCCGCCGAGAGCCCGCACAACCGGGTGAGCGTGCGGAAGTCGGCGCAGACGGGCCTTACGGAAGTGGGGATCGCCTGGGTCGGGTCCATCATCGACAAGACGCCCGCCAAGGCGATGGTGGTGTTCCCGACCATCACGTCGGTGCAGGATTTCAACCGCGAGAAGCTGACGCCGACCATCGAGGCGACGGACCCGCTGCGCCGCAAGGTTCGTCAGCACCGGAGCCGCTCGGCGGCATCGTCGACCGCGCTCAACAAGCGGTATCCCGGCGGATCATTGACGCTCACCGGAGCGAACAGCGCATCGGACCTGCGGTCGAAGACAGTCAAATTTTTGTTCTGCGACGAGATCGACGAATGGCCGCTCGACCTGGACGGCCAGGGCGACCCGATGGAGATGGCGAAGGCGCGGCAAACCGCCTTCCACGCCACGGGCGACTACATGCTGTTCGAGGCATCGACGCCCACGATCAAGGGTATCTCGCGCATCGACGCGGCCTTCGACGAGGGCGACCAGCGCTACTGGCAGGTGCCCTGCCCGCACTGCGGGGAGTATCAACGGCTAGTGTTCGGAGGCAAGGACACGCCGCACGGCCTCAAGTTCTCGACCGATTGGCCGTACCAGGCGCACTACGTTTGCGCCCACTGCGGCGCGGTGATCGAACATCACGAGAAGCGCGCCATGGTGCTGGCGGGCCGCTGGGTGCCGGAAGCGCCCGGCCCCGGAAAGCACCCGAGCTACCACATCGACGCCCTGGTGTCGCTGCTGACCACCTGGGACAAGATCGCCGAAGCCTTCCTGAAGGCAAAGGACGATCCAGGCAAACTCAAGGCGTTCGTGAACCTGTGGCTGGGCGAGGCGTGGGAGGAACGCGGCGACGCGCCGGAATGGAACCGGCTGTACGCGCGCCGCGAGACCCATCAGCGTCGCTTTATCCCGTCCGGCGGGCTCGTCCTGACAGCCGCCGCCGACGTGCAGGGCGACGGAATCTATTACGAGGTCGCGGCATGGGGGCCTGGCGAACGGTCGTGGTCCATCGACATAGGCTTCCTGCCGGGCGACACGGGCTCCGCCGACAATCCCGTCTGGCGGTCGCTGGAACGGGTGTTCCTGGCGTCCTACCCGGACGCATACGGGAACCGCCGCACCATCGATCTGGCGGGCGTGGATTCCGGCTTCAACACCGAAGCCGTTTATGGCTTCGTGCGGCGGCACGCAGGGGTTCTCGCGCTCAAGGGCGCGGACGGCTGGGGTCGCCCCGCCATTGCGACCGCGACCGATCAGGATGTGACGTGGCAGGGCAAGAAACGCCGTCGCGGACTCAAGGTCTGGCACGTCGGCACCTGGGGGCTGAAGGCCAAGTTTTATGCAAACCTGCGGAAGCTGGGAATTTCCGATGGCGAGGCCGAGGACCCGCCCGGATATTGCCACTTCGCGGAGTTTCATGACGACGGCTATTTCCGCCAGATCACCAACGAGTTTCTGAAGGAAGTCACCAACAAAGGCCGGACCCAGCGGGTGTGGCACGAGAAAGGTCCGAACCACTACCTGGACTGCCGGGTCTACAACATGGCCCTTGCCGCGCACCCGCTTTTGCAGGTGCCGGACCTAACGGAAGACGACTGGCGGCAACTGGCACGCGAGCGCGCCGTGCCGCCGCAGGGCGCGCAGGGCGACCTTGAGGCGCTGGCCCTGTCCGTCGCGCCGGAGCGCGAGGCGACTGGCGACGACAACAACGAAAGCGAGACGGAGCCGGAGCCGTATATCGAGCGGCGGACGGACTGGCTGCGGAGGTAGATGATGGCCGATTTCACGCAAGCGCACCTGGACGCACTGAACACGGCCATCGCGTCCGGCGAACTGACCGTTCGCTACGGCGACACCACCGTGACGTACCGCAGTCTCGACGAGCTACTGCGCGTCCGCGACATGGTCAAGTCCGACCTGCAATCGTCCGCGACGGCGGCCCAGACTTACACCCTGGGCGGATTTTCCAAAGGCTGAACCGATGAATGTGTTTGAACGATTGATTGCCGTGGTGTCGCCGGATGCGGCGGCCAAGCGCGCGCACGCCCGTTGGACGCTCGAACAGATCAACGGCCTGACGCGCGAGTACGAGGCGGCCAAGCGCGGTCGCCGCACGGACGGCTGGCGGACCCGCCCGACATCCGCGAACATGGAGATCGGCCCGGCGCTTGGGCTGCTGCGCGACCGCTCGCGCGACATGGTGCGGAACAACCCGTATGCGGCGCGCTCCAAAGACGTGTGGGTCGCCAACGCCGTGGGCAAAGGCATTGTGCCGCGCGCGGCCCAGCAGGCTATGGACGTGTTTAAACGCTGGTCCGACGCCTGCGACGCCGATGGGCGATATGATTTCTACGGTCTACAGGGGCTGGTATCGGGGACCGAGTACGAGGCGGGCGAGGTTCTCGTCCGGTTCCGCACGCGCCGCGTCTCTGACGGCTTGCCGGTCCCGTTGCAGATTCAGGTGTTGGAGCCCGATCACCTGGATACGTCGAAGACCGAGGACCTGCGCAACGGGAACATCGTGATCCAGGGCGTGGAATTCGACCGCCTGGGGCGACGTGTGGCCTATTGGCTATTTCCGACGCACCCCGGCGACGCGACGCCCTTTTCCCGACGCTCGCACACTTCCAAGCGCGTGTCGGCCAACGAGGTGATGCACATTTTCGAGGCCCGCCGCCCCGGCCAAGTGCGCGGCGTGCCGACGCTGGCTCCTGTCCTGCTGCGCCTGCGCGACCTGGACGAGTACGAGGATGCGGAGCTTCTGCGCAAGAAGATCGAGGCGTGCTTCGCGGCCTTCGTGACGCAGCCGGAGGGTCCCGGCAAGAGCCCGCTGACGGGCACGGAAAAGGATGCCCAAGGGCGTCTCGTCGAGAGCCTGGAGCCCGGCATCATCAAGTACCTGAAACCAGGCCAGGAAGTGACGTTCGGCGCACCGCACGCGGTTGGAGGTCACGCGGAGTACCACCGGGTCAAGGCACACGAGATCGCCGCAGGGTCGCGGGTGACATACCAGCAGATGACCGGCGACATGAGCCAGGCGAACTATTCGTCCATGCGCGGCGGAAGGCTCGAATTTCAGGCGGTTTTGGAGAGGTATCAGCGGAACGTGATGATTCATCAGTTTTGCCGCCCCGCCTGGTCGGCGTTCAACGAGATGGGGATCGTCGCGGGCGCGCTTCGCGAGACGGAGCGGCCCGAATGGACCGCGCCGAAACCGAAGCCGGTCGATCCACTGAAGGACGCCATGTCGGACCTGACGCGCATTCGAACCGGAACGGAAACCCTGCTCGACGCGGCGGCGGAGAACGGGCGCGACCCAGCGACGCTGCTGGAAGATATCGCCGAGGTGGCGGGCATGATCGACAAGCTGGGGCTTGTGCTGGACAGCGATCCGCGCCGGGTCGCGAAGTCGGGCGCGGCGCAGCCGGACCTTTTAAAGGAGGACACGTGACATGGCGAAACGAGACAAACCAAAGGGTGAAACGCGGGAGGTGGCGCTGAAGCCGACCAACCGCCGGGAGCCCGAAGGCGCGGGCGTCCAGTTCCGCGCGGAGACCGCGAACGAGGACGAGCGGACGGTCGAGATGATCTTCTCGACGGGCGCGCGCGTTCGCCGCTACGGCCTGCTGCCGGATGGTTCCGGATACGGCCCCTATGACGAGGAACTCGCCATGGAGCCCGGCGCGGTCGACCTGTCGCGGATGAACGACGGGCGCGCGCCTATCCTGGATGCGCACTTCAACTGGTCCATGGAGGATCAGTTGGGCACGGTCGTCGCCAACTCCGCGAAACTTGCGAAGGGCGTCGGCACCTGCACGGCCCGGTTCCGGGACACGGACAAGGCCATGGAGGTCTTTCGCTCGGTCGTGGACGGCACGGTCGGCAACGTGTCGGTCGGATATCGCGTGCAGGCTTACGAGGTCACGCGCGAAGAGGGCCAGGTGCCCTTGTTTAAAGCTACCCGCTGGACGCCGCTTGAGGTGTCCATGGTTCCTATCGGCGCGGATGCGAGCGCAGGGGTGCGTTCCGCCGCCGATTCCGAAACCCCCTGCACCATCGTTTATGTGGAGAACACTGACATGACCAAGAAGGCAGACCAGGCGGCGGATCGGGCCGCCGAAGCCCGGACTGATCAGGCCGCCGAGTCGGCCTCCGAGGTCCGTACCGAACCCGCCAAGCCGACGCAGGACACCCAGAAGGAGACCGCTTCGGCCCGTGACGAGGGCGTTCGCGCCGAGCGCGAGCGCATTTCCGGCATCCGCAAGGCCGCCCGCATCCTGGGCGACGACGCGGAAACCTTCGCCGAGGACCTGATCGAACGCGGCGTGTCGCTGGATGCGGCCCGTACCGCCATCATCGACAAGGCCGCCGAGGCGTCGGAAACCAACGAGGTGCGCGGGCACCGGATCGAGATGGGCGTCTCCAACGACGATCCGGCGGTCATGCGCGAGCGCATGGCCGAGGCGGCTGCCAGCCGCTACACCGGGACCAAGCCGTCCGAGGCGGCGCGCGAGTATGTCGGTCTGTCCATGGCGGGCATGGCCGCCTCTCTCTTGGAGGCTCGCGGCGAGAACGTGCGCCGTATGCGCGACAGCCAGATCATCGAGCGCGCCCTGGGCACGACGGATTTCCCGATCCTTCTGCAAGGCACCGGCGACCGCATGCTGATGCCGTCCTACGACGCCATGCCCGCGACCTTCCAGGCCGTGGCGCGGCGCATCACCAACCGCGACTTCCGGACCAAGAACCTGATCCGGGACGGGGACTTCCCGGCGCTGCTGCCGTTGAACGAGCACGGCGAACTCAAGGAAGGGGCGATGACGGAATCCCAGGAGACCGTCAAGCTGGCAACCGTTGGTCGCCGGTTGCGCCTGACCCGCCAGGCCCTGGTCAACGATGACCTGGGCGCGTTCGCCGAACTGGCCGCCAAGGCCGGGCAGGCGGCCCGCACCTACGAGAACGAGACGGTGTGGGGCGTGGTCACCAGCAATGCGAAGCTGTCGGACAATAAGGCGCTGTTCCACACCGACCACAAGAACCTGGCGGCGGCTGGCGCGGTGATCTCGGCGACCACTGTGGGGGCTGGCAAGACCG